GTTCGTCGTTAAGGCCGCTAGGACTAACTCAATCGCGGGACGGATAGCTGCGGTGGAAAAATACCTGACCCGGATCGTGGACGGAAAATACGGTTTCGTCGTCGACGTTGAAGATGCGTCGCCGTTGGTGATGGCGTTGGCCGGAAAGTATCGGTACAAAATTAATACAAAAGGCGCTCGTGACGAGAAGCCCGAGAAGTCCCACCCGTGGTCAGATGTGGCTGATGCGTTCCAGTATCTCTGTCTCCACGCAGACGGCGGTGAGACTTTTGGAGCTCAAGCTTGGACGTCACAGAGGAAAAACGTCTCCAAGGTCTCAGCCGGTGGCTGGACGTAATCTGTTGACGCGTTAGCAGATGTGTGCTATTGCGTAGTCGACGTCACATGTGAGATTTATTTATGTCACTAATCCCCGCTGCAAGTGCCTCCACGCTCGAGGCAGAGGCAAATCGTGCTAATTCCGTAACCCAGACTTCGCAGATGATTGTCGGGCTGGCTTCTCATACGCGTAAGCGATGGGAGGTTTTGCGGGATCACCATCAGGAAAATCTTGAGCAGCGTTTAGCTAGATGCGTACGTGCAAGAAACATGGAGTACGACCCTGCGAAACTTGCGCAGATCAAAGAGCAAGGCGGCTCTGAAATTTTCATGGGTATCGTTAGTTCCAAGTGCAGAACTGCTACTGCTTGGCTACGAGATACACTTTTAGGCACTGGCTCAGATAAGCCATGGTCTTTGTCAGCCACTCCGATACCAGAGGTTTCTCCCGATGTCGCGCAAGCGATGCAGAACATAATGCAACAAAACCTCATGCAGTACTACGAGGCGGGTAACGGTCCTATAGAAGAAACAGAGCTAAAAAACCTTGCCTCCGGCATGAAAGACACCGCGATGCGAGCTATGAAGTTCGAAGCTGAAAAGCGCGTCGAGCGGATGGAAACCAAAATGGAAGACCAGATGGTCGAGGGCGGTTTCGTAAAGGCTCTGTTCGAATTTACGAACGACATAGCGACGTTCCCGTACGCGATCCTAAAGGGTCCGATACCTCGCAAACGCAAAACCATGAAGTATGTAGAAGGCGGCGGTCTAGGCGTTGTTGAAGTGCTACGTGACGAGTGGGAGCGTGTAGACCCGTTTAAGTTCTACTGGGCACCATGGGGCGACGACGTCCAGAACATGCCTGTTATCGAGCTACACCATCTAACGCGAGACGACGTTGAGAATATGCTGGGCGTTGAAGGCTACGACGAAGACGCGGTGCGTTCTATCCTGTCTGACTTTGGTTCTGGTGGCTTCAGCTGGTTGGACCACGATAGCAGCGTGATCGAAGACATAAGCGGCAGAGACTTTGACGAGGGCCACTCTGACGTTGTTGCTGCGTTGCAGCTATGGGACTCCGTCCCAGGAGAATTGCTCCTTGAGTGGGGTTTGGACGAAGCTGACATAGAAGACCCACAGAAATCATACCCTTGCGAAATCTGGATGGTTAACAACACGGTAATACGCGCCGTGCTTAACTATGACCCGATTGGCCGCAAGCCGTACTACATAACATCCTTTGAAAAAGTTCCCGGCCGTGTTGACGGCAATGGGGTCGCCGACCTGTGTATGGACGCTCAGAACATGTGCAACGCTGCTGCTCGGGCGTTAGCAAATAATATGGGCATCTCTTCTGGTCCACAGGTCGGCGTAAATATCAGCCGTCTCCCAGCTGGTGAAGATATCACGCAGATGTACCCGTGGAAAATATGGCAGTTTAGATCCTCTGATTACGCGGACTCCGCTCCACCCATGAGTTTCTTTCAGCCTAACTCCAACGCTCAAGAACTTATGACAGTCTTCGACAGATTTATGGCTATCTCAGACGAAGTTTCTGGCATCCCTAAGTACATGACCGGACAACACGTTCCGGGTGCTGGGCGTACCTCTTCGGGCTTGTCCATGCTTATGTCTAACGCTGGTAAGAGTATCAAACAGGTTATCAGTAATATCGACCATGATGTTATGAAACCGATGCTTGAGCGCCAGTATCAACGAAACCTTCGCTACAGCGACGACCCGGATTTAATTGGTGATGTACAAATTGTTGCAACGGGTGCGATGTCACTTGTGGTTAAAGAAGCTGAAGCTGTCCGTAAGACTGACTTCCTCCGCCTCGTGTTGGAAAGTCCGGTTGCACAGCAGATTGTTGGCTTACCGGGTACAGCTGAATTACTCAGGGATGTCGCGGGTAATCTTAATACCAACATTGACCGGCTTGTCCCTTCTCGAGAAGATGTTCAGAAGCAGCAAGACCTAGCGCAGCAACAGCAGCAACAGCAGCAGCAAATGATGATGCAAGAACAGCAGCAAGCCCAACAGATGCAAGAAGATGGAACCCCGATGGGTGGGCGGCAAGACAATACCATGAGCCCACGCCCTAATGGTCAATAACGTGTACACGTGTTGACACGTTAACAGATTAGATATAGTTTACACGCATGATCGACTTGAATCTTTGTGACCAGAAGCACGTTAAAGCACTTCTGAGACTTAAAGAAACAGGCGATGCGGCTCTGGTTGGTCTTTTTGAGGCTGAAGCAGAGCTAGCTAAGACCAGACTTGTAAGCGTGACCGACATGGTAAGTATCCACCGGTTGCAGGGTAGGGTGGAGGCGTTTGAAGATTTATTGAGGGCGATGGATGAGTCGGCCAAAGTAGTAAACCGCTCGTAAGAGCAAACGAAGCAAACCATCATGGGACCAGCACACCTAGGGCGCTGTAACAGAGTTGATGCTTTAAGGAGAACAATATGGCGTTGCCAAAACAGGTACAGGCTCAGCTTGCAGAAGTTGAAGCTTACGAAAAAGCGTTAGAAGCCCAGCAAAACCCAGATCAGGATGCGCTGGATACGGAAACGGAAGTAGTTGCAGAGATAGAAGAAGCTCCAGTACCTAAAGAAGCAAAGCCAGCTGACACGCCACTGACGGACGTAGAGGACGACTTTAAGCAAAAGTACAGCACCCTCCGGGGTAAGTACGATGCAGAAGTTCCACGATTGCACCAACAGGTGCGAGATTTAAGCGGGGAACTCGAGCAAATCCGAAAGGATTTAAGCGCACCTAAAGTTGAGCCGACACCGCCGAAAGAGAAAGTCAGTTTAGTGACCGACGCAGATCGAGCCGAATTTGGTGAAGAACTGCTGGACGTTCAACGTCGTGTGGCAAAAGAGGTCTCTCAAGAGTACGAGGGCCGTCTGGAAAAACAGGACGCGGTTATCCAAGCGTTGCAGGGTAAACTTGCAGACACGGGAAACCAAGTTGGAGAGATGGATTTTAACCAGCGCCTGAGAAATTTGGTGCCTGATTTTTCCAGTATCGACAATGATGAACGTTGGGTAGCGTGGCTAAATGAGCATGACCCCATGCTTAGAGGACCTCGCAGAGTTCAAGCGCAACAGGCATTTGACGCAGGTGACGCCGACGCAATCGCCCACTACGTGGGTTTGTGGAAAGCAACATTCGCCACGCCAAGTGAACCAGTTAAGCCACCTAACCAAGCCGAACTCGAAAAGCAGGTTGCGCCAAACCGTTCTGCTAACTCCGTTAGTACGAAGAGTGTTGGCCAAAGCTCTAAGACGTATTCTACTCGAGAAGTAGACGCTGCTTGGACCAAGGTTCGCACTTTGAATACAAAAGGGCAGTACGACGCGGCTGAGAAACTTGAAGCTGAACTAACTGTTGCGTACATGGAAGGCCGCGTTAAAACCTAACGTGTTAACATGTGAGCAGCAGTTGCGTATAAAACCAACTTAAGGAGGCCAACATGGCTGCTGTATTTCCCGTCGTAGGCGGACAACCATTCGCTACTGACCCATCGTACTCAGGTACATTTATTCCAACATTATGGTCGAACAAGCTTAATGCTAAGTTCTATGCATCCACCATGATGACTGAAATCGCTAACACCTCTTGGGAAGGCGAAATCAAAAACCAAGGCGATACCATTCGTATCCGCACTGCACCATCAATCACCATCAACAACTACGCTGGTGCCGGTACTACCCTGACTTCTGAAGTCCCAGTGCCTATCACTCAGGACATGCAGATCAACAAAGGCAAGTACTTCAGCGTACAGGTCAACGACATCTTAGCCCATCAGGCTGACATGGACTTGATGAACATGTTCACTGACGACGCTGCTAAGCAGTTGAAGATCCAAATTGAGAACGACGTGTTCTTTGACTGGTTCGTAACTGCCGGAGCTAACGCGGCAAACAAAGGCGCAGCTGCTGGTCTATCTGCGGCTTCCTACAATCTTGGAACTGATGTTGCACCAATCGTTGAAACAACACCTGCCAACATCCTCAACGCTATCCTTGCGATGTCTTCTTGCCTCGACGAGCAGAACGTCCCAGAAGATGGCCGTTGGTTGATTATTAGCCCATTTGAGCGCCAGTTGCTTATGCAAACTGACATTGCTCAGGCTTACTTTACTGGTGACTCCTCCAGCATCGTTCGCACAGGTAAGATCGGCATGTTGGATCGCTTTGATGTGTACGTGTCTAACTTACTACCAAAAGGCGCAGCCGCTAAAGCACTCGTTTCGGGTCTGACAGCTGTCGGCACCGGTGCTACCGTATCTAACGCTAAGAAGCGTCGCATGATGGTAGCTGGTACTAAAGCATCTTGTTCCTTCGCTTCTCAGATCACTAAGACTGAGCCTCTGCGCAACCAGACTGACTTCGGCGATATCATTCGCGGTCTCTCAGTATTCGGTAACACAGTAACGAAGAACACTGCGCTCGTAACTGCTCTAGTTGGAACAGCCTAGTAGCTAATGTCGGAGGGGGTTCGCCCCCTCCTACTTCCACAGGAGAAGCGTTATGGCGACCATTAAGGTTATAGAAGTATTATCTCGAGTAGAGGCCATTCTACAGGACTCTAACGTACGCTGGCCCCGCCTCGAACTCCAGAAATGGTTGAACGAGTCTTACCTAAGTATTGTACTGCTTCGCCCTGACGCAAACGCTAAGTGTGCTACGTTTACTTGCGCCGCTGGAACCAAGCAGTCCCTCATAGCGTCAAGCGGTGGTTTCCCAACCGCGCTGAAGCTTTTAGACATTACTAGAAACGTGTTAGCCGCCTCTGACAGAAAAGTGGTCCGCGTTGTTGCAAGAAGCGTCTTGGATGACCAACGACCACTTTGGCATACTGAGACCCAAACTACTAACATACAGCACTACACGTACGACCCTCGTGCTCCCAAAGAATTTTATGTGTACCCGCCAGCTACAGCCACGGCTGAGCTTGAGCTAATCTACACTGACACCCCGGGCTCTCACACGCTATCCGCATCTGCGCTCGACCCTGCTGGGTCTAACACGGAAGTTATTAAGCTCGACGACATTTACCTA